ATCGAGAGATGACTGGGATTCCTCTGGTCATCTCCAACCTTTTCTTACCCATCAAATTTCCCCAACCATTATATATTCTCCACTATTTATTTAAATCCCAGCACAACCAAGTAATGACGTTCTACTTCCAATAGGTATTCTACCTGGTATACTCATACCAATAAAATTACCAACCAGTCTACCCATCATTTTGCCATAATAGGAATGTAATAATATAATAGGAGTTATGTAATAGGAATGTAATAAGAATTAAAGAGAATATGGTAGCGGGGACCGGAATCGAACCGGCGTAGAAAAGCTTATGAGACTTTCCAAGCACCAACAGCCTCCCCGCGATATGTTATATATATTCTCCACTATTTATTTAAATCCCAGTACAACCAAGTAATGTCATTCCCCTTCCAATTAGTATTCTAACGCATATACTCATACCAATAAAATTACTTGACCACCCTGCCCTACATTTTATAAGTCTAAGACTATATAAGAGTATAATAGGAATTATATTATATATAAGAATTATTTATGAGTTAGTGGACACATTTTGTTTCTCAATATAATAGTTATATAGAAAGCGAGAAACACACTTGCAGATCTTGAATAGGAAGGAGACATACTATCTAATAAATTATTCTCTTTTTTCATCTTCTCAATTATATTATCAATCTCCTTTCTAAAGTTTATTGCACCAACCTTATTTCTAATTAACATCATCTTCTTTACATATTCATAAAATGGTTTCTTACATAACATTGATGTATTCTTTAATCCCTTAATAAAAGAAAATAGAGCGTTCTTAATATTATCTGCATATTTAAGATCTTTTAATTGGTCTGATATTAAAATTGTAAAAGAAATATTTAACCCGGTAACTTTTCTAGCTTCATCTAGTGCTTTTTTATCTATTACTTTATAGACCGTTAAAGTCTTTACTATATCCCCTACCGTTTTCTCTCCCTGTTTAGGAGTTTGGTAAGCGAACCCACCCTCATCATCTTTTGGTTCTTCTTGACTAACAATTCCTTGACCTTCTTTTTTAGCTATATAATAGTGAGATGCAAAACTTCTTACACTTTGAGCAACCCTATGTCTACACTCAGTTATAAATTTAGTTATATCCTCAACATCCCCTCTTTTAATCTTATCCTTATATCTTTTTTCCATTTCCATACTTAAATGATATAAACCACCTGGGATAGATTTCTCCCTGACAAATAGATGAGTCCTGGTTAGATGTTCTAAGACATACTTAAATGCATCTGGATCACAGTACTTAATATGTTTATGTATTAGGTTCGTATAATACCTAACAATAAATAGAATCATTGTATATTTAAAATCTATTATATCCTTTTTTTCTAAAAAGTAATTCATAAGGAATATTAAGAGATTAGTTATTGGATCTTTATGTAATATCCATGTAGAAGCTGGAGTTCCCCTATAATATTCCTTTACAAATAGTTTTACATCAGATTCTTTTAAACTACATATATTTATTATCTCATAGTATTGTTTTTTTAATGATGGATAATAACAAGGTTCGGTAAGCTTCATTAATTCTGTAGTGGATACTCTAGAAATTAAACTTTTTAATCTAGAATAATTGATATTAGACTTTTGTAGTAATCTTTCCATATATATTATCTCTCAATCATTTTAATTGATATATCTTCTGATCTAAAATATATTAAGTCAGGAGTATATTTAAGTAATTCTGCAGACGTTAGATCTTGTAATTCAAAATTAAAGAATATATTAGATATTGGTTTAATAAGTCTACAATAAGCTACTCCTTCTACTCCCATAATTACTTCTATTATTTCAGATCTATAAAGATTAGAATTTAATCCAAATCTACTAGTGAATGCGGTAATCAATGCGGCCCTTATATTTGCAGTTAATTCAATTATGGATTCAACATAGGTTCCCAATACAAATACTTCTATTTCTAATTGTAATGGAATTTGAAACTCAGGAACAATCCATCCAGACTCTGTATATACATATTTTTTATCTTCAGTTGTTACATATATAACATCGTCGGATGTAGGTTTTATAAAGATCCATGTATTATTAGTTGAGTCAGTACATTCAGCAATATAATCTATATAGTCAGTCCACCCATCTACACAACATCCTAAAATATATCTATCACCAATTGTAGGGTTAGTAGGTTTGACCTTTAAGTCTACATCTATAACAGATGATTTGGTAACAGTGTTATATTTCATGTTTCTCATATTCCCAGTAGTATTTGGAAACTTTAAATTAGTAAAGTCTGTTAACATTCTATAATTAGAGAATGTAAGATTATCTAATAGAGATTGTAATGTATATAATTCAAAGTCACGTTTAATTATTGAATCGTAATATGATTTTTTTATAACAGGAATATCATATATGGTATATGTTATTTCACTTGTTGTATCATCATAACTTCCTATTACATTCGATCTCATAAAATCACTTAAAGCTTTTCTAAATGTAAGAGTTGCTGAATATTGACCAACTTCTTCTCCACCCTGAGTAATCTTAAAATAATATGATGTTTGATCTTCTGGAATATTCTCAAAATTACTAAATGTATATACGAGTTCATTTGAAGTTGAATCATTAGTCATATTATAAGTTGCACCATTTCTAACTATTTCCATAACGCACTCAGCGGTGTCTGCATCTGATTCTGATGATACATAATGGAGTTTGAATACTCCTGTAGTTCCTTCTTTTGAGACTGTTAATTTATCTATAGTAAAATCATAGGTAGATCCATAACTCGTAACTAAAGAGGGTATAATTTGAACTTCATAAAGGATATAATAGTAATTAGCTACTTCATTTACTTTATCTATTATCATATCAAATAATGTATAATAATCTATTCCGTCAATTTGAATAACTGTGTCTCTTGGTATTTCATCTGTTGAATATAATTGATGTGTATTTCTTGTTGGAACTATTAATTCATAAGTGGTAGTACTTTCACTCTCTCCGGTATATTTTAAAGTTGTATATAGCTGAATTTCATTTACTTTAAGATCAGATCTTTTAAGAACAGGAAGAACATCATCTGTTAATGGAGAACTATCTATAATTAAGTCTGCATTTTGATAATCACTTTCAGAAACGAGTCTTCCAAGAGCGGCTATATTAGCTATCGCACCCTTTCTCATCTCTTCAGTAGATTCTTCTGTTTTTCCATTTATGGCTGCGGAAGGATTGATTAAAGTATAATCAACAATTTGGTTAGTCCCTGCTTCTGTGGTTACATATAACCTGGAAGCTTTATTTATTGAACCTGATATAACATTACCATCTTCACCCATGGTAATACTCACAGTAACTTCTACAGTACTCCCTGGTTCTGGTTGTTTTCCAATAACCCCATTTCCAAAATATAATTTCTGACCATTATCTGTCCTTCTTGCAACATATCCATAATCATCTTGATTCATTAAATATAGACTATTAAATTCTGTATAGGTAGTCCATTCACTTGAGTTGGGTTTTTGAAGTTTTACTTCTAAAGATGATATTTCTCCATCTATTTTAATCTCATTATCAGAAAATTGATAAACATCTAAATCTTCGTCTATTTGAAATTGATATGTTTCGACTTTTAATTGTCTTAATGGAAGTAAGAAACTAAATTGTCCATTTGCAAGATCAGGATCTACAGGGAGTTTATATATTTTCTGCCCTTCCACTATATTTATAGTAACTTCACTATTATTTATAACATTAATAGAAGTACTATAATAAGTTACAAATTCTATTTCTCCTGCATAACATATAAACCCATTAGGAATACTAAAAGTTGTGTCGTTATCATCAAATCCAAAGGGAATAGTCATCATCGCCAGGGCAGACGAGTATTGAGCCCTTGTGGGAGTATATCCTAAGAACGCTGTGAGGTTATATATTGACTCAGGTAGTTGAGCTTTCGTTAAAAAGAATTCTCGATAGGCAGAGAGTTGATAAAATAATAAATTCCCCGTTAGGGTGGATAAAATATTTACTATAAAAGATAGAAAAGAAGATTTTGTTAAATCCACATTTTCTAATTCGAGATAGGTTTTTAAATATTCAATAATCTGATTACGAATTTGATCTCTTGATAAATAGATCTGATCGGATATACTTGTTGATGCGGCCATTTATTTCTTTCCTTTTATATTAGATATAATCCACTGTTATCATCAAATAAATCTTTTAATGATTCTTTCAACATTTCGTTTTTAATTAGAAACCGAGTTAGGGTTTCTGCATTATCAACTGTATGTATTTTCTTGTCATATTCAAAGAATGTATATGATGCATTTACCTGTTCGTCTAATTCAGTGGTGGTTCTACTTTGTTCTACTTCTAACTTTAACTTCCAAAATCTCTTATCTGTATTAGCAGAGGCTTCTACTCCTACAACTGAGAATATAGGATAGACATCATTAGTCGGTCTTAGATAAGCTTGTTCAAATTTGACTTTATCATTCGGATATGGAGTAATTCCATAACTACTCGGTATTATTATATTCGTTTCTCCTTCTTTTACATAACCAATTTCCTGACCATCAAATACAGTCCCAACTTCTTCAATATAATAGATTGGGAGTAGTAGAATTTTATTCCAAGATATTCCTGAAAGAGCTCCTATTTTTTCATATGCTCCTCCAAGAAGGTTTTCATCTTCCCATATTGTGGAAGTAGGATTTATATTGTAATATGTTACTAAAAATGAAATAGCGTGTTTAGAGTATGTATCATATACCATCTCTTGGTATTCGGATATATAGTCATATAGACGAGTATATTTTTGCATATAAGTTATTTTCTCCTAAACTTTTTTAGAACTGTATTTTTTATTTTTTGAAAGAAGGCCATCTTCTTCGCTTTAACCATTCTATATTGATTGGGAGTTATGTTATCATAGACTAATTTAAACTTCCCTTTTATTATAATAGTTTTATCACCTGAGTTAATTTGAGAACCACTTTCTTTATTAAAATACTCCCCCACAGATTCGACTATTTTAAAAGACGCGGGAAGATATAGGGCGTTACCCGAAATTTTTATTTCAAATCCTTTTTCGATTTGAGAAACGTTACATGGTACCTTTTCTAACTGGAGCATATCTTTACCCATATCTACCGACTCTATTTCAATTAATCTCGGAATAGAAGTTTGTTTTCCTATATAAACTATCTCTCCTATATAAGTGTCTTTTTCTCCTAACATTTCACCAATTATAATTATGTACAAAAAATCTGT